CAGGGTTTAGTTAATAAAACTGAAGCTCAGAGAACAAACATTGTAGCCCAGCACATGAGCGCCATTAATGACGGCGCAATCCCTAGGTATGATGACGAGGGTAAATACATTGGTTATGATACGTCTACTATGGGAACGTTTGCTGACAAGGTTTTAGCTGGCGATGCAAGAGAATTTTTACCTCCCAGTAACATAAATAATTCTTCGGCTAATGAATATGCTAGTGGCTTTACGGACGCTGAAGGCAATCCTGTTACGGACAATTCACGTTTTCAGCAGATTTATAACGTTCAATCTGAGGCTGCGGAAATTGATCCATTAGGTCAAAGTACGGAAAATGGGTTTATCACGTCTGATGGGCGAGAGTTTGTTGTTACTTATGACGGCAAGCTGCTTGAGGTTAACGACGGTGTTGTTGGAACGGGTGCTGGAATATTTAACAGAGGTTTAGGCACTGGAACTACTATCTCAAATGTTTATGGCACTGGTAATGAAGAAAGCGAAGGCGATGGCGATAAAAATGCTGTTAGTGACGTTGATACTGGATATACAATAGATGAAAGCGGAAACCGCATTTGTAATCAAGAGGGATACGTTTACGATGCAATTTCTGATGCTTGTATTCCAGCATCAGAAGTGGCGGATAATGGCAATGCTTCTTTGAATATTGGTTCTGGCGGCTCTGGCAATGTCCGCAGCTTTGATGATGTTTTAAGAAGTATTCAAACAAGGCCAGCTAAGATCGCGCCTATTTCTGCTAATATTAAGTCTATGGATCAGGGCGGCATGGCAGGTTTAAATCGTGCTGCTGACAACTTCCTGAGAGCTTTAGGTGGTTAATGGATGATTTTAAGGACTTTGCAAGTTATCTTACTGACGATGAGATTTCCAAAGTAGCTCCAATGATTGAGCGCATTAAGGCGCTTGATTCTCGTAAGATAAAACAAGAAAGTTTTATGAGTTTTGTTAAGTATGTTTGGCCTCAATTTATTGAGGGCAGTCATCACAAGATTTATGCCCAAAAGTTGCAAGATGTTGCTGACGGAAAGTGTAAGCGTTTAATAATTAACATGCCCCCTCGACATACGAAATCCGAGTTTGCTAGTTATTTATTTCCAACTTGGCTTATGGGCCGCAGGCCAGACCTTAAAATTATTCAGGCGACTCACACTGCTGAGTTGGCGGTTGGTTTTGGTAGGAAGATTAAGAATTTAATTGAGAGCGAGGATTTTAAAGATGTTTTCCCGAATGTCAGCTTGGCTAGTGACGCTAAAGCGAGTGGTAGGTGGAGCACTAACGGCGGTGGCGAGTATTATGCTGTCGGCGTGGGCGGCGCTTTGGCTGGTCGTGGTGCGGACTTGGCGATCATTGATGACCCTGTTTCGGAGCAAGATGCGTTAAGCACCACTGCTTTAGATCATATCTACGATTGGTATACATCTGGCCCCAGACAGCGTTTACAGCCCGGCGGGGCTGTTATTATTGTTATGACACGTTGGTCTATTCGTGATTTAACTGCGAAGGTTTTAAGCAAGCAGAGTGGCAAAAGCTCTGATCAATGGGAAGTTGTTGAGTTTCCAGCCATTATGCCTTCTGGCAATCCTTTATGGCCTGAATACTGGCCTCTTGAAGAGTTAAAGGGCGTTAAGGCGTCTATTCCTGTTGGCAAGTGGAATGCTCAGTACATGCAGAACCCTACTGCTGAAGAGGGTGCGATTATCAAGCGTGATTGGTGGAATACTTGGGACAAGGATATTCCACCATCTTGCAGTTATATCATTCAGTCTTATGACACTGCATTTAGTAAGAGTGACCGTGCAGATTACAGCGCGATTACAACTTGGGGCATTTTTCATCACGATGAAACTGGCGAGGACCACATTGTTTTGCTTGACGCGACTAGGGGGCGTTGGGAGTTTCCTGAATTAAAAGACGCTGCGAATGATTTATATAAAGAGTATGATCCTGACATGGTTTTAATTGAGCAGAAGGGTTCTGGCATGCCTTTAACTCAGGAATTGCGTAGGCTGGGTATTCCTGTAACGCCATTTACTCCGGGCCGTGGCGCTGATAAATTTACTCGCATGCATGCCTGCGCTCCTGTGTTTGAAAGTGGTATGGTTTGGGCGCCAGATACGCAGTTTTCAGATGAAGTCATAGAAGAATGCGCTGCATTTCCCAATGGTGAACATGATGACTTGGCGGATTCGATGACACAGGCTATACTGCGTTTTAGGCAGGGGGGTTTTATTACCACCTCAAGTGACTATGATGATGAAGACGATTACAGATACAGCAAACGCAGAGAATATTACTAGGAGAAATACAATGGGTTCAAAACCTGATTTTTTAGATTTAGACGGTGACGGCAATACATCTGAGCCAATGAAAAAAGCTGCAAAAAAGAAACCTATGAAAAAAACGCCTGTAAAAATGGCAAAAGGCGGCGCTGTTTCTACTGAAACGGACGGTGTATTGCAGGAACATTATAGTCAGCCTGTAACAGCGCCTATGAAGGATGAAAACTCAGGTTTATCCCGTGGTGGGGGGGCTGCATTACGCGGAACAAAGTTTGTTGGCGTAAGATAATGTCTAAGGGGTATTATGTTAACTGTCCTATTGTGTCAGTAACTAAAGAGGTTGAGGCAGATTAAGTTGGCAGTCCGTTTTCCTCCCAGCGGCTTACGTCAACGGTTCCCGATTTCTGTCCTTTTATTGGTAGAGCTTTTCTGCCTCAACGCTAAGATAGGAATATAATATGGCTTTTGTAGATCGTGATTCTGGTCCGGGCGGTATGCCTGATATGCCAATTTTGCCTGAAGAAAACGTTTTGGCTGAAGTTCCTGCATTACCTCAACAGCCCGGTGTTTTTGAATTTGATGACGGTAGTGCGATTGTGGGCGAATACGAAGAGTTTTCTGAGCCTATAAACATTGATTTTAACAGCAACTTGGCTGATTACATAGATATTGTTGATTTATCGCAGATAGCTTCTGATTTAACTGGTGATATTGAAGGCGATTTTTCTGCTCGTAAGGATTGGGAAGACACATACAAGCGTGGACTAGAGTATCTTGGCATGCAGTACGAAGATCGTACTGAGCCTTTTGAGGGTTCTTCTGGGGTTGTTCATCCATTACTTGCGGAGAGTGTTACGCAGTTTCAAGCTCAAGCGTATCGTGAGATGTTGCCTGCTAGTGGGCCTGTTCGTACTGAAGTTGTTGGGGCGAATAACGAGCAGCTTATTAAGCAAGCAGAGCGCGTTAAAGACTATATGAATTACATGGTGACATATGAGATGGAAGAATATGATCCTGAGATGGATCAGATGCTTTTCTATTTACCTGTTATTGGCTCTACCTTTAAAAAGGTTTACTTTGATCCTTTAAAGGGCCGCGCTGTTAGTCAGTTTGTTCATGCTGAAGACTTGGTTGTTCCTTATGGTGCAACAGATTTGGCGTCTGCACCGCGTATTACGCATGTTATAAAAATGGATTCTAATGAAGTTCGCAAGCTTCAACTCGCTGGATTTTATAGCGATATTGACCTGCCTAATAGTTATAATTCAGAAGATATGTCTGAAGTTCAACAAACTATTGATGAGATTCAAGGCGTTCACCCTAGCAATTCATCTACCGAGTTGTCTCTTCACGAGGTTCACACAGATTTGGATATATCTGGGTTTAAGGATATTGGGCCTGATGGCGAGGAAAGTGGCCTAAAGCTTCCTTATATTGTCACTATACTGGCTGACACTGGGGAGGTTTTGTCAATTCGCCGTAATTACGACGAAATGGACATGATGAGGCGCAAAAAGCCTTATTTTGTTCATTACAAGTTTCTTCCCGGTCTTGGTTTTTACGGCTTGGGTTTAACTCATATGATTGGTGGATTAGCACAAGCTTCTACATCTATTTTGCGTCAACTTATTGATGCAGGTACATTATCTAATTTACCTGCTGGATTTAAGGCTCGTGGAGCGCGTATTCGTGATGAAGAAAGCCCAATTCAACCGGGTGAGTTCCGAGACATTGACGTTGCTGGGACCGACATAAGGACATCTTTGATGCCTTTACCGTTTAAAGAGCCGTCTGGTACTCTTTACAACCTTTTAGGCACTCTTGTGGACGCAGGGCGGCGCTTTGCTGCTATGGCGGATATGAAGATAGGCGAAATGGGCGGCGAAACTCCTGTTGGCACTACAATGGCTATTATGGAGCGCGGCACAAAGGTTATGTCTGCTATTCATAAGAGGATGCACTACTCTCAGAAACTTGAGTTTAAAATTCTTGCAAAAGTTTTTTCTGAAACAATACAATCCTATCCTTACATGCCTTCTACTGAGTTTGGCCCAGAAGTTTTTGCGACTGACTTTGATGGCAGAGTTGATGTTCTTCCGGTTAGCGACCCCAACATCTTTTCTATGGCCCAGCGCATTGCTCTTGCTCAAACGCAATTGCAATTGGTTCAGTCAAACCCACAAATACATGGCGGACCACAGGGATTGTACCAAGCGTACAGAAATATGTACGAAGCTCTTGGCGTTAATAACATTGACGGCATATTGCCACCACCTCCGCAGCCACAGCCAACCAACGCGGCTAAAGAAAACCAAATGGCTATGAATGGCGTTCCTCCACAGGCTTTCCCCGATCAAGATCACAAAGCTCATATGGAAACTCATTTGTCTATGATGTCCACACCTACTGTGCAGATGAACCCACAGGTTATGAACATTTTGCAAGGTCACATTCAGGAACACATTGGGTTGCTTGCCGAGCAGCAGGCGTCTCAAATGGTTATGGAGCAAGCTGGGCCTGAAGTTCAACAAAATCCAGAAGCCATGCAGATGTTGAAGCCAGCTATAGATCGTCAAGCGTCTATGATTATTGCTGAACTTACTGAGCAATATGTGCAGACAGTTGAGCCTGTTCCTGAAGGCACAGATCCGCTTGTGGATATTCGAAATCAAGAGCTTCAGCTAAAGGCTGCTGATTTGCAGCGCAAGTCTGAAGAGTTTTCCGCCAAACAACAACTAGATCGTGAGCAAGATGCAGCGGACGTGATGTTGGCTCAAGAGCGTCTAAACTTGCAGCAAAAAGCGTTGTCAGACAAAACTCGTGTTGCTGAAGACCGTGTTCAAACTCAACGTGACATTGCAGCACTTAATAACCAGACAAAACAAAGGGGAATGAATAATGTCCAGTAGTGTTCGTGAAAAGATGGCTAGGGTCAACAAAGAAAAAAATAAAGCTATGCGCGCCGCAGAAACAATAGCGGAACAAGTGAGGGCTAGAAATGACAAAGGCCACTTTATCCCCGATGACCCCAGCACACCAGAAAACGAAGCTTGGGTTGAAAAGCCAAAAGCCAAGAAAAAACCTATTGCAAAGAAAAAAACAGCCAAAAAAAATTCTAAGTAAGTTTAGTTCAATATCAAGACCCCAGAAATTTATGGGTGTTTTTTAAAATATTGGGATATGTACTTGTGTTTCCCGTTAGATCTTATAAAGTTCCAGTGGGAGAAATAAATGGACTCACTGCACTTAGCTGATTATCTGTTTAAAAAATTGCGTCAAAAGCGCGAAGACTTAGAGGTGACTTTAAGTACCGGAAATGTGCAAGACTTTTCCGAATACAGATACATAGTTGGACAAATAAAAGGTCTTACCTTTATGGAGGATGAGATCAGAACCTTAATGAAAAACATAGAGTATTCAGATGAATAAAAAACTTTACGTTCCTGATCGCATTGCTAAAAAAGCAAACAATCCCAAGGGGATGAGAGATATTCCAAAGCCTTTGGAAACTGCTTTTGGTAAGCCAAAAGAGCAAAACAAAAATGAAGATGATCCGTCAATGATTGGCAAATCTGTTATTGATCGCCTTCCACAGCCTACTGGGTACAGAATGTTAATTATTCCATTCTATCCAAGCGAAAAAACTAAAGGTGGGCTTTTTGTACCTGACTCGGTTCGAGATAAAGAGGCATTTGCAACTGTAGCCGCGTATGTTATTAAGCTTGGCCCCGACGCATACCAAGATTACCAGAAGTTCCCAACGGGAAACTGGTGCGATGAGAAAGATTGGGTTCTTATAGGGCGATATGCTGGAAATAGATTTAAAGTAGAGGGACTTGAGGTTCGTATCATAAATGACGATAATATTATCGCAACGATACTTGACCCCAAAGATATTTCGTATGTATAGTCCAGTTAAGAGGAATAAATCTTATGCAGTCTGAAGACCAA